AATGTTGCAGTTGGTCAAAGTTCATTACTAGCAATTACTACTGGGAATCAAAATGTTTCTATTGGTAGTGCGTCTATGCAAGCTTGTACTACATCAAGTAACAACGTAGGTATTGGATTCTTAGCATTAGATGCTATTACAACTCAAGCTGGTGAAAACGTGGCTGTTGGTTCTCAAGCTTTGACAGAGCTTACAAGTGGAGTTGAAAATACAGCAGTAGGTTCTTATGTTGGACTTAATACTGTTGGTGGAGGTTATAACAGCTATTTTGGATATAAGGCTGGTTATGGTGGTTCTGGAAATGAAAGTTATAATACTGGAATAGGTAGAAATAGTTTGGTGGCAATTACTTCTGGTCCTCAAAATACAGCCGTAGGAAATAATAGTGGTGAGGCTATCACTAGTGGTGGTCAAAATACAACTTTAGGCGATAATGCTGGAGATACATTATCTACTGGTTCTTATAATACGATTGTAGGTGGTTCAGCAGACGTAAGTGCTAGTGGTTCTGCAAATCAAACTGTTTTAGGTTATGGAGCAACTAGTCAAGGAGACAACTCAATAACACTAGGAAATTCTAGTGTAGATGATGTGTATATGGCACAGGATGGTGAGGCTGAAGTTCATTGTGGGACACTTGCTGTTGGTCTTGGTACTGGTAGTACAGCAGGGTCTGGTTGTCTTGCTGAAATTGGCGACCCCGAAACTGGTGCTGGTGGTAGTCTTTTTAAAATTTTCTCTATGAATGAAGATACAGCAACTACATTCTTCACAATAGCTGGGTCTAATTTGTGGGCGGGTATTATTGAGATTACTTGGACAGCAACTGATGATACCAATAGGTCTGGTTATCAACTTTCAAGGTTTGGTTACGATGATACGTTTACATCGCTTATTAATAGTGCTCAAAATTCGACAATAACTCTTTCTTTGTCAACAAACGATATGCAAGTCAGCCTGACAGGTGCTGGTTCGACTGTTTATAGAATGAAAATTAGAATAATGGGCGGTAGAAGAGCCTAAGTTTAAATAAGGATAAAAATATGAGTATGAAATCTGAAAGGAAAAAGCTTCAAGATGAATGGCAATCTAAAAAATATCAAGTTCAAAGACGTGAAGAATATCCATCATTAGAAGATTTAATCGTGGCATTGATAGAAGATAAAGAAGG